GATCATCCGGATGATCTACAAGTAAATCTTGATCGTGTGTCACACATTATCGAGAAGATGTGGATGAATGGTGCGGATGGTTACGGACGTCTAAAACTACTTCCGACTCCAATGGGAAATATATGTAAAACCCTACTAGAGAACGACGTAAAACTAGGCGTATCATCGAGAGGAACTGGTAATGTAACCGGTGACGGAAAAGTGTCAGACTTTGAAATGGTAACAGTAGATATTGTTGCTAATCCAAGTGCACCTGATGCGTATCCTGAACCGCTCGTGGAACAAATTCTACGTGGCAATAGAGCTAATATTTTATTAGACGTTGCGAAAGCCACTAACCATGATGATGCGGCGCAGAAGTACTTACAAGAAGAGGTACTTAACTTTATAACAAACTTAGATATTAGGAGAACAAATTCATGAGTCATGCAATCGAACAACTCCTAAGTTCAGAAGTGCTTTCTGAAGAAGTACGTAAAACTCTTGGCGAAGCTTGGGAATCAAAACTTTCCGAAGCCCGTGAAGAGATTACATCAGAACTTCGTGAAGAATTCGCTCAGCGTTACGAAAGTGACAAAGAGTCAATGGTAGAGGCGTTGGATGCAATGCTTAAAGATACCATTACACAAGAATTAAAAGAATTCCAAGCGGACAAGCATTCAGCAGTACAAGCTAAAGTAAAATATCAAGCTCAAATTGCTGAACACGCTAAACTTCTAGATCAATTCGTAATGGAGACTCTTAAAAAAGAGATCGCAGAATTACGTGGAGATCGTACTAAACAAGAACAGAACTTCGCCAAGTTAGAAGATTTCGTAATGGAACAACTAACTTCAGAACTTAACGAATTCCATAAAGACAAGAAAGACCTTGTAGAACAGAAGGTAAAACTTGTTAAGGGAGGAAAAGAGATCATTGCTGAGGCGAAGCGTGAGTTCATAGATAAGTCTGCTACTAAACTGGCTTCAATTGTTGATAAAACAATTAAAAGCGAGTTAGGCACACTTAAAGAAGACATACAAACTGCAAAAGAGAATATGTTCGGAAGAAAATTATTCGAAACTTTTGCGGCAGAATTTATGAGTTCTCACCTAGCCGAAGGTACTGAAATTTCAAAACTTTCGAAGCAACTGTCTGAAGCGAAGGACGCACTAGCGATCTCGTCAAAGACTGTAGCAGAAAAAGAGGACGTTATTGTTGACGCTGAAAAGAAAGCTAAACGCATTGCGGAAGCAAGTGCAAGAGCCGAAAAATTAGCAGATCTATTAGCTCCTCTAGCAAAAGATAAGCGTGAATTGATGCATAATTTACTTGAAAGTGTACAAACTGTGAAGTTAGATACACAATTCAAGAAATACCTACCAACTGTACTAGCAGAAGGTAAGTCAGTATCAAGTAAGACGCGAATAACAGAAACTTCTCAGATTACTGAGATTACAGGTAACAAGGCACACACACAGGACACTGAAAGTGATGCTGAGATTATTAACCTTAAAAAACTAGCCGGTATCAATTAATAAGGAGTATACCATGTCAGAAAAACTATTTGAAAACTGGAGTGTAACAAAAGACGCTCTAACAGACGGTCTGGCAGGCAACAAGAAGGTTGTAATGGAAAGTGTTTTAGAAAACACTAAGTCATACTTGTCAGAGGCCGCGGCAAGCGGTTCTACTATGGCAGGCAACATTGCGACACTTAATAAAGTGATCCTTCCAGTTATCCGTCGTGTAATGCCAACAGTGATTGCAAATGAACTAGTTGGTGTACAGCCTATGCAAGGACCAGTAGGTCAAATTCACACTCTACGTGTGCGTTACTCAGAAACAGCAGGCACTGCAACAGCAGGTGATGAAGCATTATCACCATTCGCTATTGCTAAAGGCTATGCTGGTGATGCTACAACAGGTACAGCAACTTCAACTTCTAACTTAGAAGCAGAAGCTGGACGTAAATTGAGCATCCAAGTCTTAAAACAGACTGTAGAAGCTAAAACAAGAAAACTATCAGCAAGATGGACATTCGAAGCGGCACAAGATGCTCAATCAATGCACGGTCTTGATGTAGAAGCAGAAATTATGCAGGCTTTAGCACAAGAAATTACAGCTGAAATAGACCAAGAAGTATTAAACAGCTTAAGAAACCTAGCAGGTGCGGCTGTTGACTCATACGATCAAGCTAACGTATCAGGTCAAGCAACTTTCG